TTTATTTTTTAGTAACTCTCTGATTATTAGCACGTTTAAGTTTTTCTTGTTCTAACTTAAATCGCCTATCGGCATCCATTCTTTTATATGCTTCTTTATCTTTATCAAAGTCAAGTCTTTTATCATCAAGAATACTTAAAGCATTAGACTTACCACTATACGATTCAGCCTCTTCTTTATCTATAAAACCATTACCATTTAAATCACGTTCAAGTCGAAGTTCTTCTTTAAGTATTTCACGCTCATAATTAATCTCTGCAATTCTAATGTTAGAATCAGCTTCAATTTGAGCAACAGCAATATTAGTTTCATTCTTTGCTTGTTCACTCTCATTTTTAAGTTCTTGAGCTTTAATAATACCCTCTTGTTCCATTTGTTTAAGTTTCTCTTGAAAATCACGTGTAGCTTTAACATGTTTTTCAATGAGTTCTTTGGTTTCAAATATATTAGTAGAAACTATTGCATCTGCAGCCATAGCAAATTCACCACCTTGAGCTGCAGCAAAAGCAATATCTTTCATCGCAGTAAACATTTCATTAAGTTTAGCACTATTCCTAACAACAACACCATAATTGGTAGCAGCATGAGCAGCACCATCTATGTCAAGTTCAACTATTTCATTAGTATTAGGGTCAATATAAGCACCCTGTTTACCATCTTTCCAAGCAAACTTGCTATAATCTATATCAGCAAGATAATCGCGTTCACGCATAGCATTAAACACTTGATAAAGCCAAGCACTTGCATTAATACTCTGTGTTAAAGCAGTTTCAGTAACAGATTTACCTTGTCTTGGATTAACATCACCATCCCTTGTAGGTGTCCATGATGCTAATTGCATAGCCTCTTCTTTAATCTCCTGTCTTAACTGTGAAAGTATCTTTATAAAATCTACTACAGAACTTGTTGCGACTTCCCTAATAAGATTTACAGAATTGGGATTCTCTTGAATACTATCATTAAAAACATAAATACCACTAGTATCAGCTATTTCAAACCTATCTCTAACACTCATCTCTTCAGATTTAGCGGTAATACTTTCAGGAAAAGTAATCCAACTTTTAAAACGATTAATCCATTTTTCCTGTTGAAGAGTATATATACGATAAAGAGCAAGATAATCTATAAGCCTATAAGGAACAGGATTAGGTTTATTATGTATATTAAGCCATGTAACACCATTGTAAGGAAGCTTACAAACACTATTATTATTAACCAATTCCCGTTGAACTTCAATCGGGCGCGGTTTCGTATATATAGCCGCCTCTTCATTACCATATTTCCAACATTCCCAAACTTGATTAACATATTCCCATTTAAGGTCTATATCTCCCGCAGCTTCATTCTTTTTATACATTTCATCTACGATAGTGTCTTCAATAATACCATCAGGAGTAATATAGGTTAAAACACCTTGTTTAACAGGTGTTTTAAATACACAATGGTATCTATCAACAATACAATGTTTATCTGCAAAAGTTACTCTAAAATTATTATTATAATTACATTTATCATTAAGCATCCAAACACGTGAACGAAGAAGTTCATAGGGTACATCGATTGCTGCGCCATGTTGTCTATTATGAATAAGTTCTTCAAGCCATGCAATATTTTCTTTACTTAAAATATCACGATGGTCATCAAGTATCTTATGAAAAGAAACTTTTTCATGGCACATGCCATAATCATCATCCTCTATAAACATATTACCACTTTCAACACGATAATACTCTAAAGGACTTTTAATTTCTTTAACAACTTCACCATTACGAATAGTTCTATAAGTAATACATTGATTAGTAACAAACCAATAGTAAAAAGCTTCAACATATTTATCTTTAGCACCTGTAACATCATTGAGATAATCAAGTATATGTTGAGCATCTTTACCTCTTTCATTACGCCACTTTTTCTTTTCCTCTTCAAGCATTACTTCTATATCCGGCATTTCCATATTTTCTTGTCCTGTCATAACTCCCATTTGATTTAATTGGTTTGTTATGTTTTGCATAATATTGGCATATACCATTTTACCCAATTCTTGATTTCTTTTAAAAACTATATCAGGGTCATGTATAAAGGCTTGATAGTTATGATAAGAGTTAATAAACTCACCCATAAACTTTTCTTTAATAGGTGTTATAAAATCAACATCACGCATACTATGAATATTATGCTTAATCTTATTTATAGCATCTTTCATATCTTCATCACCCTCATATTTTTTAAGAAGATAATTATATTTATCATCACTCACTTCAGCATTAGCCGCAGAAAGAAATTCACGAATTTGTGTTTTATTACTATAACCATGAGATAAAGCAATAACATATTCACACATATCTCTTGCCCATTCTTTATTATTATGCTTATGGGAAGAACTAACCTTTTGGTCTGGATATTGTCTCATACTAAAACATTCTTTATATTATATTTAATACTATTTTTATCAAGTCTCTTATTATAACCTTGCTTATCATCGGTATATTTACCAACTGCAAGAATAGCGTCTTTTCTAAATTCAAACATTGCTACAATGGCGTCAGAAATCCTATCAAAGTTACCTGTAGCATTAAAGTTAAGTAACTCTAAACAAAAAGACAAACTATAAATTGTAGAAAGTCTCAGTATAGGATTGTTATCTTCATCGTAACCAATCACTTCATAAATAAAATCACGAAGAGAATTAAGACCATCCATCTTTTTCTCTTCATCACCTATTACAATACCTATTGCTCTTTTACTTGTAACTAAATTTCTACTAATAATTGAAGTTGGGTCTAAAGCAAGATAATTAAGAGCCTTCCATTTTCTAAAGTTACTAACAGTTTCACCTGTACCTGCTTCAATAAGTGCTTTAGCATTCCAACGACGACATGCAAGGAAAAGTATCCAATCATTATCCGCCATAGTATTTAATCTACCTGTATATTCAGCAACAATAGTGCCTTTACGATAAGGACTAGCAGGATGTTGTTTAGTCCATACTTTAAAACTATAAAGAGAATGTTTAACAGTTACTTCAGTTTGATGTTTATCAACTCTATAAGGGTCAACACTTATAAAATATAAATTATCAGGCACAACATTATCTATAGTAAAAGGTGGATAATATTCTCTAATACACCCGTGAATATCAGTATTTGCTTGATGCGGAACGGTAGATATATAATCATGAAAACCGTATTTAGAAGTAGGAAATATCCTATTAATTCTACATTCTTCTCTATTATAAAAAACCACGTCGTTACCTTTAATTAAATACCATCCATCATTATAGAATTTGTATTTATTATCATTCTTAAGATTATCTATATGAGCAACCAATTCAGCGCTCAAAAAGATATTATCGGTAGTATTAACAAAAGCCTCCGAAGGACTATTAGCATTTTGACTTCTTGCAATAGTGTAATCTTCATTAGATTTATTAGCTTTACGGTCAGCATCATCAATCTTATCTTGTTTCCATGCACTAAATACTAAACTATTACCATCTTCATCCATATAAGGCTGACAGCACCAAATATATGGAAAGAAAAACCCACAAGTCTTATGACGAGAATTGTTATCCCATATATTTTCCATAGCTAACATATCAAACGCACGAGGATTATTGAAGATATAGTCAAAGTCAGCCCAATCACTACCCTTTTCACCACCTGTACCATATATACGAAGAGTACCTACAGAAATCTTACCAGATTTCATGTTATCTCTAATAAGACCAAGCACCATTCTTAAGTTTCTAAACTTACCTGCTTCTTCACAATCGATTTCAATAGATTTACCACCTATTGCTTTAGCAGGATTAGTTTTAGTAGCAAAAGACAGAACTTTACTTCTAAAACCATATTTCTTTTGACCCTCTTTACTTTTCTTATAACCTAATTCAATTTGGTCTAAAGTTTCAGATAGAAGACCACGTTTCCAATAAGTTTTATTTTCAAACCATTCTATATTAGTTTTAACCATAGATGCAGTTTTACCCGCACCTGTAAGATAAGTTATATCATAAGCTAATAAAGTAACTGTAACATTCTTTATAAGATTAACTGTATTCGCTGCTTGATGACCACGTTTATAAGAAAATCCTTTACGTCTTGCTTTAGCTTTGCAAAGATTATACCCATTATCACCGATAAGTTCATCTATTTTAAAATTCCAATAATCACCATCCCAAAACTCTGGAAAACCCTCAATAGTATTAACCTTATAAAGACCTTGAGCATCAAATTGTTCTCTTTCAGTTTCATTAAGAGTTCTTTCGATACGACCATAATTAAGATAACTATAATGGTCGCCTGTTATTCTTACAGGATGTAATAGTTCCGCTCTTCTCTTTTGGGGGGTTTTCTCATCAAAGTATTCACAAATATCTTTATGATAAAGTTTACAATTAGCAATAACACCGGCTTTACGACGACGTGTTTCTCTTGCCCAAAAAGCAGCATATTCGATGGTATCAGGATTATATGAACAATACTCACCATATTTAGTATAATATGTAGCAGCAGGACTAAATTTATAGGTATCAACAAATATAAAATCTATATTCATTAATATACCACCGCTATCACCAATAAGAAAATCATCATCTCTATCGATATAATTTCTATCAGTAATAGGGTTTATAGCATCTTTAAGATGGACGTAATGACTTTTATCTTCTAAAATATAATCAATAAATGGACTGTCCCCACTATGATAATTATAAAGATTGTCATCATTCCAACTTGTCTGCCCCATCAAACATAACTCCGAGTTCTTCATCACCGTCTAAACTACTACTATATACTTTACCACCTCTAACAGTACCCCCACGTT